CCACCACTGATATTAACAGCATCTGAGTCTTGTGTGGCAAGTGTACCCACACCTATACTTGTTCTCAGTGTAGCTCCGCTTTCTGCAACTGGATCAGTTGTACCATCTCCTACGATCATTGCTCCGTTTGCCAGAACACCCATTGCAGTTACAGCGCCTGTACCAGATCCTAAGAGTACTCCACCGTCAGTAAGTGTTGTGGCTCCTGTACCCCCTTTTGACACAGGTACAGTAACGAGTCCAATTGTTACTGTTCCAGTAGGGCTATCTCGTGTTATAGGACTAGTAGCTGTTACACTTGATACACCTGACAAAGCAGAAGCAAGTGTGCTTTTACGCACCTTGTTCGTGGTACCAGAGCTTACATCAACAATAGCAAGAACATCATCATCCGCAAGATTGACTTCAGTTAGCTCAGTTAACTCTGTTATCTTTTTATTAGTTGCCATTCCATTTTAGCCTTCTAACCAAGTTACATTTACTGTTGCTGTTCCTGATGCAGTGATAGCAGCTACTTTATACCCTGTGGGTATTATAACTGTTATAGGCTCCCCCACGTTAACAGCTATACCAGCAGCTACAGTTGCAGTAGGTGTTGCGCTGTCTAACTTAACATAAGCTAGTCCTGAAGAGGATATACGAACATAGTTAATACCTACTGGAGTAGCTACTGTTCTGGTAGCACCAGATCCAGTAGTAGCTGAGAGGTTAACGCTAGAGTGTATTGTCATAAAGTTATTTTGTCTTGCCATTTTTCTACGCCTTTACATTTTGTCCAGAAGACATTTCAAACCCTAGCTCCATGCCTTTAAGTTTAATTTCTTCTTTTTTGATTTCAATATTATTTTCTAATTCTATCCGCTCTAGTTCTAGTTTACCTGCTTTAATTTGTAACTCACTTGTTTTAACTTGCGCTTCCATTCTGGAAGTTTCAGCTTCCATCATAAGTGCTTGAGCTTGTGCTTGTGCAAGTTGGTCTTGAGCAGTTGGAGGTGGAGGTTGAACTGGTTGCGGTGGTGTGATAAATTGATCAGTATTCTTGATACCCATCTCTTTGCCTAGCTCTTTAACTAGATTGTAGATGTTTTCAGGAGAAACCATGTTATCAGTTTGAGTAGCTACTTTTTCGATTAAACCAGAAAAACTAGAAAGATTAGAAAGCCTAACATCTTCATCTCCATACCCTAGGCCTACTTCAACACTTACATCAAGATCCTCTTTCCAACTTGAAGGATCTACTTCGTAGTAAGCATTGTTCAGGCGCATTATTTTCTTGCTGTCTTCGTACCTCTGAACCAGGTTGTATATGCTCTTAAACATATTCTTCACACCTGTATCAGCAAATACTCTAGCTATGAGTTCTACTCTTCCTTGAGCATTACTCAGAGCACCCTGTACTGCACCCTGAGTTACGTGTGACTTAAGCAAGTCTGCAGGTAGTCCCTGTGTAGCTCCATTGACACCTGTACGTCCTGCTTTAAGCTTATCCCAGTAGTCTAGCATTTCAAAGCTATAGTTCTGCAAGGCAGGTGTTTGTATAGGCTGTAGAGCGTTAGGTGATCGTGTACGTACAATACCACCTGGACGGTTGGTTAATAGATCATCTATGTTCACCTGACCTTCAACAACTTGGAATCTTCCGTTGTTGGCAAGGTACATGTTGTCTAAGAGGTTACGTGTAAGTGTACTACGTACCAATTGAATGTCTTCCACTGTCTCTGCAACAGATAGACCATAGAACTTATGAGGGATAGGAATAGGACATATAGAGCTAAAGGGGATAGTATCTACTGGCTCCATCTCTAGCATATCGTTACCAGAGTGTATTACCTTGTAGAGTACACCTATACCTGATTCATCCAGGTCTAGCTTGGTGTATGACTCAAATATCTCTACGGTATCCTCAGACTTTGTGGTGGAGCGTGTATCAATTATATTTGTGCTGTCATAGGCATGTCTAGCCATATACTCCTGACTAGTTGTAATACCGTCCACACTTGACCCTGAACTGGCTAAGTCGTCAACTATGTCTTCATCAAACCCCATAGCGATAAGTTCACTACGTGTCTTGTGAGAGCGATGACAAACAAACCTGAAGTCTTCCAGGCTCTTAGCACCACGATTGATCAGGAACTCTTCTGGTGGTATATTGTCTATCGTTACTTTACCAGAGAGTTTAGTACGGCTAAAAGTAACATCATGGCTGATCTCTTCCATCTCTATGACTTGACCTGTGGCCGGATCAGGAACTTCTATAATCTTAATATCTTCAGTGTGCTCTATTATCTCTAGTTCTTCATCTTCTTGGATAAGATTAAATTCTTGTTCCGTTAGCTTCTCATAGGATTCAGTAGTTGTTTTTGTGATGTCTTCCCAGTAGTGCTTTACTATGCCAACCTTTTGTACAAGTGCATCAAAGAAGAAGTTGTACAAGATGTCAAAACCGTTGTTCTGCTTGTAGAACACGTGGTTCACGTAGTTCGTGGCTTGCTCAGCTATGTCAGCATCTTCTGGTCCTTCAGGGGCGAAACGTACAACATCCTTGCCACTTGTGAAGATACGCATCAAGCTAGGCATCATCCACATCACAGTGTCTTGAACATCTGTTACAACAACTTGAGAACGCCCATCTTCTTCGTTACCGAACGGCTCTCCATAGAAGTACTCCATAGCTCTTTCACGTTGAGTACTAACCTCAGAATCTATATAAGAAGAGCTATCATCTACTTCCCTGCTGAGAAGTGATACCACTTCATCATCGGTCATCTTATTCTTCTTCATAAGCTAACCCTTTTTCTTAGGTTTTTTCTTCTTCATCTTCATTTTATCTTTGTTGTACTTAGCCATACCTTCTTTGGTATATGCGTAACTCTTCTTACCTAGTTTTGGCATTATACTACACCTCTGTTATTGTATTCGATTTTAGCGTCAAAGTTATACTTTTTATACGTTGTACTTCCTGTAGCCTTCTCACCAAAGCGTTCCACAGATAGTGTTGCATATCGCATAGCACTTATAAGGTCATCTTTAATTGCAACCACTTTCCCAACTTTTCTATGATACATCCTAAGTTCTTCAAGAGTTTCATGGCAGGACTTAAAAATCTGAAGACGGCCTGTTTCAAAGCGTTGTAGCATATCGCTAAGCCCCGCTTCAACTGAGTTATTACCATTTAGTTTACCCTCTGCTGGTGGATTGGAAAAGTGATCTGCCAGCATATAGATGCCTAGATCTCTGTACTGCTGTGCTAGTTGTATTCCAGATCCTTTATCGTGCTGTAGACCATCGTGAGGGAAACATACAGGTATCCCTCTTGTTCTTGCGTTGATCACTGCAGCGTGTGTTATAGGTGTTTCCTTGCTCCGTCTGTACTCATCGTAGACATATATAATATCATTATCTGGGTCAAAGGCTACCCAACTTACTGCCGTGGGGTGATCATACCCAAAATCAATAGCCGCCAAGATAAGGAAATGCTTTGGTATGTCAAAGTCATCACACGTGATATCTTCTTCTGATACGGGAAAGATCAGACCAGAACCAAATACCGGAATCCCCTTTGATCTCATCTCCCTTTCAGCAGGGCTATATACAGCTAGTAACTGCTCCTTGGTTGCAGGATCTAAGTGATCCACATCGTCCCACGTGGCCGTTATCAATTCTTGTCCTGGCTTAAGATCATTTAGAAATGAACTTACAACCTGTGTCATGCCTTTCTCTGGAGTAAACGTCATGTAGACAATACCCCCTGTGTCTGCTGTACGTGTGATACACTGGCTAAAGATCTCCTGTTTAGGTTCCTCATCTAGCCAGACAACATCTACAGCTTCTCCCATGAACTTCTCAAACCCTTGCTCATAGGCTTTAAAACTTATACTAGAGTTAGTCCCTGTCTTGTGCTTAACCAGAGCCGAACTGAAAGCATTAGGCACTCCTGGCTTACGAACAGTGGAGACAATAAACTCCTTGGGTATTGCTCCCTGTCCTAGCTTGGTAGGATCTTGTGGGTTCCCAAAGAGTTCCTTTTGTATAATATCTCTAGTAGTGTCGTTACTCTCACCTGCCGCCCACACTCTAACTGGACGATCAAATTTCCTTCCTCCCCACCATGCAGGATATATTCCCGTCATATGGTAGCTTGTCTCTGCAGCACCACAGAATGTTTTCCCCACCCTGTTAGCTGCCATCAGAATACGTTGAGCACTCTCCTGACCACCTGAGTGAAACTTCTTCTGGTAGTCATATGGCGTATACTGGTTAATCCTGTTCTCTATGACACGCCGCTGGCGTTCCTTTAGAAGATCTAGAACTTCACCTCTGACTAACAACTATTTTACTTCCTTTGGAAATGCTAACACATTGTCTTTCATCAGCTTCTCTATTTGTGCATCTATCTCTTCATCTGTTAACTGCACAACATCTTTAATAGTAGTCTCTTGCTTCTGCGTGGCATCGTAACCCGCCCTGCTAAGTATATCCCTGGCGGCATTTAGCTTAACAGTGTCGGACTCAGAGTTTAACAATTGCTCTAGAACACCTAGAGCCTTCGTTGCACTCTCGCCTACACGTTCTTTTATTCTGTTTTCAATGTGGGTCCAAAGGTAGCGTTGTGTTCGATTGGCACGATGCTTGAATACACCATTGTCCTTACCTGTATACCCTGCTCCCTTGTAAGCATTGTAGGCATCCATCTTATCATCAACAAGCAGTTGTATAAACTTGTGCTCACGTTTGGTAAGCTTCTTATCTATCTCTTTAGGTTTGGTGTAGTCTTCAAAGCGCATAGGCTCCTCCTGATACTTTAAGTATACCACAGTGTGACAAATATGTCAATAGTGTTTTAAAAATACTCCCCGAAAATGAACGAAGAGAACTATTAAGATACTAGCGCCAGCGGGGGGTTTTTCATATGTGACATTTATGACACACATTGTACCATTATTGCCACATTAGAGCCATAAGTGTGACAATTGTGCAACACTTACGTGTGTTTAAGTGTGACTATTATGGTACACATTGTACTAAGTGTATGATATCAATAGTGTTTCACATTGTACCATTGTGTATTAAAAATCTGTGTGAATGCGTGTGTGTGTGCAACAGATGTACAATAGCCTGTTTTAATTGATTACACGTGCATACACGTGCTCACATTGCAGCACATTGAACCAACATTGCTACAATAGTTTTAAGCTTCTTAGAGTGCACATTGTGCTATTAGGTAGGCTACCCTAGCCTAGAACATGCTAAATGCTCTGTACGGTCCTTAAAACAGCGCACAAAGCAAATGGCAGACAAAGAAGAACCCAAGCTTTTACACTTGGGTTCTATTGTAATTACTTATTAAGTACTAATGATAACGCTTCTAAATCGTCTGCAAATAAAGTTAGATCGAACTTATGTCCCTTTTTATCAATTATTCTAATTCGTTTAATATAACCAAGCGAACTATCAGTTTCACTTAGTGGACGTTCTTTTACTTTGATTGATGTAACGTTATGTATGTCTATTGATGTTGCCAATGTCTTAATTCCTTAAAGGTTAATTG